GGCATTTGCCTCGGCGTGACCACGGCTTTCGTCACTAAAAACGGCTTAGCGTTTGGCTCGATTGCGAACGCAGAGAAATCTTGGAAAGTCTAAAATGGAAGCACTCACAATTTGGATCCTCGCGACAACTGCCGAAATCACCGGGACCACCATCGTGCTAAGCGCCGGTGGTCTCGCGGTCGCTACGTCAATCACGACCTTTATCGTGGTGACGGCTGCTTCAATGGCCGCGTCGAAACTGCTCGCGCCGAAGATGCCGAGCTTCTCGGACTCCTCGATGACGGACCGGTCGCAGATGGTCCGCAATCCCATCTCGGCGCGCTCTATCGTTTACGGCAAATGTCGAGTCAGCGGAACCATCGTTTACCTCAGCACGACGGGAGACAAAAATCAGTTTCTGCACATCGTCGTCACGCTCGCCGGCCACGAGATCCAAGCCATCGACGAAATCTATTTCAACGACGAGCTGGTGCCGCTCGATGCAGTCTTCACAAATGAGCCGACCGGTTTTTACGCAGGCGTGGCGCGCGTGAACAAGCATCTCGGCGAGACTTATCAGACGGTCGATGAAGACTTGGAAGACGACACCAATAGCCTGACGGATGGAAAATGGACGGAGCACCATCGCCTGCGCGGCATCGCCTACCTTTACGTGCGCCTGACGTGGGACGCTGAGAAATACCCAAGCGGCATCCCGAACATCAGCGCCGTGATTCGCGGCAAGAAGGTGCTCGATCCGCGCACGGGAAACACCGGCTACTCCGCCAACGCCGCGCTCTGCTTGCGCGACTACCTCACCGACACGGCGCTCGGCATGGGCATGACCGCAGCCGAGGTTGACGATACCGCGTTCGGCGTCGCGGCGACGATCTGCGAGGAACAAGTTCAAATCCTTCCGCTCTCGCCGACGGTTTACGAAAACCGCTACGAGGCCAACGGCGTGATTGTGACGAGCGCATCGCCCGACGAAAACATCGGCAAGCTTCTGAGCGCAATGGGCGGGCTGATCGCCTACACGGGCGGCCGCATCGTGCCTTACGCGTCCGCCTACCGCATACCAACGGTGACGCTGACCGAAAAGCATTTCGTGGGACCGCTCAACGTGCAGACGCGGACGAGCGCACGCGACCGGGTCAACTCGGTGAAAGGCGTCTACGTCAGCGAGACGAACAACTGGCAGGTAACGGATTTCCCGACGATCAGCAGCGCGACCTACGTCACGGCGGACAACAACACCGTATTCTTTCGCGACGTGGTCCTGCCGTTCACGACCTCGCCCAGCTGCGCTCAACGCCTGGCGGTGCTAGAGCTGCGCCGCGCTCGCGAGGAAATCACGTTCTCGGCACGCTTCCGTCTTGAGGCGATGCAGGTTCGGGCCGGTGACACGGTCATGATTACCAACGAAAAGCTCGGCTGGTCGTCGAAGGTCTTCGAGGTCATGGAGTGGAATTTCGCGAGCGACGGCACGCCTCCGCAGGTGTTTATCGACATGACGCTGCGGGAGACCGCTTCGTCGGTTTATTCGTGGGACGTTGACGAGGAAATCTTTGTCGAGGACTCGCCGAACACGACGCTGCCCGACCCGTTCACGCTCGGCGCGCCGACCAACCTTTCGCTGACGGCAGACGGCACGACGCAGCTCGTGCAGGCCGATGGCACGATCTTGCCACGGATTCGCGTCGGCTGGACTCCACCGGCTGCGGAGTTCATCCAGAGCGGTGGCTCGGTCGTCATCGAATACAAGCCGGCCGCAAGCACGACCTACCTGACGTGGAACACGGTCGAGGGCGCGCAGACCGAGGACTTCATCTCGTCCGACATTACGATTGGCACGAACTACAACGTCCGCATTTACGGTGAGAGCTTCTTCGGGATTTCGACAAGCTATCTCAGCGGCTCAATCACCGTCGCAAAAGACACGACCGCACCGGCGATTCCGACCGGACTGAGCGCTGCCATCGGGACCGGCAAGGCCGTCTCGCTCGATTGGAACGACAACATTGAGCCGGACTTTTCGGAATACGGCATTTATCGGAACACTTCGGCAGTCACGCCGGCCAATGCGAACACGGACAAGATCGCCGAGGTTCGCGCGTCGCGGTTCGTGGACACGGACGTAAACATCGGAACGACGTATTACTATTGGCTGACCGCCTACGACTCAGTCGAGAACGTCAGCGGATTTACCAGCTACGTGCAGGCCACGCCGTCCGTCATCACGGCCGGGCCGATTGATCCGAGCGCGCCGGCCACGCCGAACGCGCCGACGCTGATCAGCACGACGGTCTATGTCTCGACGGACGGCACGAGCTTCGCCCGCGTTTCACTTACCGCGCCGCCGTTGCCATCGGGCGCGGTCGCTCTCGACGTGCTTTATCGGCGAACAGGCTCAAGCGATTTCATTATTGGCAATCAGATCAACTCGTCAGTCTCCTACGCCGTCACGATTGACGATCTTTCCGTCGGCGAGGCTTACCAATTTGCAGCGCGAGGCATTTCGTTCTCAGGTGCGTTGTCGCCGATTTCGTCTCTTCTTAGTCAGGCCGCGCCGAGTAACACGATTCTACCGACTGCACCGACCGCATCGTTTATCGACGGACAATTTGCGCCACCCGTTTCGCAAGGAAAGATTCCGATGTTTGCAATCGGCATGACGATCACTGCCTCAGCGAGCACAGACATTGCGCGAGTGCAGTCGAAGGTCGCGGTTACAAATGATCCGACAGACGGTGCGGCGTGGTATGCAGACGGGAACAACAGTCTTTTTGACCAAGCCATGCCGGCGAATGGCAGCGTGCGAGTGGCTTTTTACGACGTCACGGGAATGACTGCCGGATTCGGATTTGCTCGCGTTATCTCTCGCAGCGGCATCGCCTCAAATTGGACTTCCCTCGGCAGCGTGCAGGCTGACTCGTCGCTGATCAAGCGACCGCTCGGAACGGTCTCGCAATTCAACACGGACGACGTAAGCACGACCGGCATCAAGACCGGTGGCGGCGCGAGCACTCGGCAGATCAACGTGATTTTCTCCGAGTCGGTCGTTGCCACTTTGGCCGGCGGTGCGGCGTCGGAAACTTTTGAAACATCGCTGACGAATCGCGGATTCAGCGCGAAGCCTGACATCGGGATCGCGCAGTGCGCATCGGACGGAAACATCTCGGCCGCTTACGATTTCGACGCAGCCGGCAACAGCAGCGTGACCGCAGTCATCCGCGTCTCGACAATCGACGGCTCAAACATCGGCGCAGGCAATTACCGTTTTAGCGTCGAGTTTACCGACTTCACCTAACTTTATGGCCTTTCAAAAAACCATCACCCTCGCCAGCGGAGTCTCAGGAAATTACACGCGGCTGATTACCTACCGCTGGGATCGTTCGACGCGCGAGGCCGTCGCGTTGTTTGCGCTCTACCTCGATGCGCAGGCCGCGCAGTCAGGCAAGCACGCGCTGACTCCGTTCATCGCCAAGCTCCGCCTCGACGGTGCGAAGTTCGACTTCTACCTCGGCAACGCGGTGCTGAGCGAGCACGCGGCGATTGCGCAGCTTTACGCAGCGGCGAAGGCCGAGCCGGTCTCGTGCGACGCCGGATCAAATGTCTTTGCCGACGCCGTGGACGCGTAGTGATTCCGCGCTGAGTCTGTTTTTTCTTCAGACGTAAGCCGTTGACTATCAACGCGCACGGATTGCGTGTGATACTTCGCGCACATTTGTTTTTACATCGTTGGGCGAGTGTGTATGGTTTTCGCATCGGAGCAATCAAGCCCGACAACAAAACCCAAAATGACCAACACGATTCAATCAGGACAAACCCTCAAAGCCCGCAGCGTTTGCGATTGGGACTGCATCTTCTCGGTGGAAGTGATCGAGCGCAAAGGCTCTTTCGTCACCCTCAAAGCGCAGGGTAACGTGAGCCGCAAAAAGGTAATGACCGACGACCAAGGCGAATACGTTTTTGCGCTCGGCAAATACTCGATGGCTCCGATCTTCCGCGCATGAGCACCACCGAAGCACTCACCAACGCGCTGATCCTCGCGATCACCGCACCCGATCAACAGCGCGCCGACCGCGCAATCGCTCTCGTCGAAAGCATCGGCGCCGGCTGCACGAAGCGCCAGGTCGCGCAAGCGAAACGCAACGCCTCGAAGCTCACCAAATGAAATCCACGCTCCTCTTCCTCGCGCTCTGCGCCACCGCGCACGCAGCGCCACCCGCCTCGTTCTGGCGGGCGATCCATCTCGTTGAGACATCCGGCCGCACTGGGCCAATCCTCGGCGACGGCGGGAAGGCGCTGGGACCGCTCCAGATTCACCGCGCATATCACGCGGATTCACGCGTAGCCGGCGATTACAGCCGAGTGGCCGATCTCGACTACTCCAAGC